CTATTGTTGAAACAATAGAATTTGTTTTACAGAGACCAGAGTAATGCAACCAAATAACCTAACAGCATTAGATTTTGAAGATATTAAATCTTCAATTAAGTCATATTTAAGAACTCGAACAGAGTTTACTGACTACGATTTTGATGGATCGGCACTTTCATATCTAGTTGATCTACTAGCATATAATACTTATTATACCTCATTTAACGCAAATATGGCATTAAATGAGTCATTTTTGCCTTCTGCTACAATACGAGATAATGTTGTAAATATTGCTAAGTTATTAAATTATGTTCCTAGATCTATTAACGCATCTAAAGCATGTTTGAAGTTTGATCTTGTAACTACTGCAGTAAATGGTGAATATCCAACCTCAGTCACTTTAAAGAAAGGTTCTGTAGCATCTGGTGGTTCATATCTTTGGAATATTTTAAACGATATTACAGTTAGTGTAGATCAAAATACTGGTGCAGCAACATTTGATTCTACTATAGTATATGAAGGTAGTTTAGTAACCTTTTCTTATATTGTTAACACATTTGGAAAACAAACATATAAAGTTCCTTCGGAAGATGCTGATATTTCAACATTGGTTGTAAGAGTACGACCGAACGAATCATCTACTCAATTTGATCTCTATAGTCGCGCAGAGACAGTTGCTACAGTAACACCAACAACTCGTTCATATTTCTTATCTGAAACTGAAGATATGCGATATGAGATTAGATTTGGTGATGATAGTGTTGGTAGAGCAGTAAAGGATGGAGAGGTCATTGATCTTGAGTATTTGGTTACATCAGGAAGTGAAGGTAATCAAGTTAGTCAGTTTAATTTTATTGGAAAAATTGTAGACAATTTTGGTAGATCATCCNCATCTACGTCTATTGGTATTACCGTTAAAGATAAATCACAACAAGGTGATGCTGCAGAAAGTATCGAATCAATTAAATATAACGCACCAAGATATTACTCTACACAATATAGAGCAGTTACTGCTCAAGATTATGCGGTCATTACTAAAAATATTTACAACAATGCAGATTCTGTAGTTGCATATGGTGGAGACTCATTGAATCCTCCTGTTTATGGAAAAGTTTATATTGTTATTAAAACTAAAAGTGGTACTAATCTTAATGATGCAACAAAGAGTCAGGTTGCAAATCTTTTAAGACCCTATGCAATGGCATCTATTGATCCTGTTATAATTGATCCTGATGATGTTTATATCAATATAAAAGTTTTTGCCTTATATGACACTGGTTCTGGATCAAATCCATCCGAGATTCAAACTGATATTAGCAATGCAATAACTGACTGGGGATCGCAGACAAAAATTAATAACTTTAACTCTACTTTTAGAGCAGCACAACTTGAGAAAGCAATTACTCTTTCTAATAAGTCTATTACAGATACATCACTTCAAGCAACAATTTTGAAGTACATACTCCCAAACTCTAACCAAACGAACACATATTGCATTGCTACAGGATCTGATCTGTACAATAGTGCTCCTAGTAAAGACGATGGTGATGGAGCGTGTAAAAAAGAACCTGTAATCCTCTCTGGTACATTTAGAACTGCCGATAGACCTGGTGTTGATCAACAGTTTGAAGATGATGGTTATGGAAATTTGAGAAGTTTTTATAATACAGGTATTCGTAAAATTTATACTAATGATGCTGCAGGAACAGTAAATTATGGTAATGGTCAAATTTGTTTTGGACCAGTGAATGTTATAAGTACTGGTCCAACACCACCCCCCACAGGTTCCGTTGTAATCACAGATCCTGACACTGGAATTGGTGATGTTGCTGATAGCACACTGTTATCAACAGATCTTAAAATTCCAGTTCAATTTATCCCTGCCAACAATTCAACTATTCCAGCAACAACTCCTGGAACTATCATTAATATTATTACACCAGCAATTACAGTTGCTCCTGTCGGCACCATTGTTCCTCCCACAATACCTCTAAATAGTTTGACGCCAACGGAGTTTAATGTAACCCCTGCAGTTCTTCAAATTCCCGACATCTCCAATCCTGGTTCAATCAACGATTCTAGTTGCTTCTAAAGTTAGATGAATACAAATAAGGTCTCCCAGTCGATCGCTTCTCAGTCTCCTGAGTTTCTTAAGGCAGAATATCCGCTATTCAATAAATTTATTGAGTACTATTATAAGTCTCAAGAGAAGACAGGTCTAGGTCAAAATATTATTAACGACTTTTTGCAATATCTTGATATTGACAAACTGAATATTAATATTTTGGGTGGATCTACGAAGGTAGTAGAAGCAATTAGTGCAGATAGTAGTGAAATTATTGTTGAAAGTATTGATAGTTTCTTAGATGTTAATGGTTCTATTTTAATTGGTGATGAGGTAATTTATTATGAAAATACCTCAAGCGCACCGAATATTGCTTTAAGTCCTGGAATTTCTTACGATCAAGTAAAATTAAAGTGGACTGGACTTGCTCAAATTATTGATTTATTTGATGGAACTGAAGTTCGTTTCCCTCTAACTTCCCAAGGTTCTCCAATTTCATCACCTTCATCTCAACATCTTATTGTTAGTTTGTATGGTAGTGTTTTAATTCCCAATGTTGATTACACAGTTAATGGAACTGATATTGTATTCACAGTAGCTCCAAGATCTAGAACTACTGGGGATGATAATATTGATACGTATATTACTTTTTTAAGTGGTTTTATTGAAAATGAGATCGTTAGTATTGACGATATTTCTGGATCTTTTGGAGAAGGTGAAACTAAATTTAAACTTACTAGTAATGCTATTAAATATGAACCTATTGCCGATGAATATATTTTAGCAGTTTATGAGAATAGATTTCTTGTACCTAAAGTAGATTTCTTTATTGATGGTGATATATTCATTTTTAATGAAGCTCCATTAAACGGAAGAGTTCTTTCGTTATATTCTATTGAGGCACCAATTCCAACATTTGGTAGTAATGCTGTAGGATATGCACGTATTAACGATACTGGTGAACTCACATCTATCAGTGTTAATAATAGCGGATCTGGATATGAATATAAGTATCCCCCAAGAGTTTCTGTAAAACACCCAGATGGTTCTGGTGCTTCAGTAAATGCTCTTGTGAATGGTATTAAAGACGCAACTTTACTTGACGGTGGAAGAGGGTATAGTGATACAAATCCTCCTATTGTTGTTGTACAAGACCCAATAAATGTTGATGCTGAAGTACCTGAGTTAAAAGCTGTTGTTACCAATGGTTCTATTTCAAGTCTTGAAATTTTAAATTCTGGCAGTGGATATACATTTATCCCTAGAGTTTCATTCAAACAACCAGGTGGTGCAAAACTTGGATTACCTACGATTGCAAGTGGATCTGTTACAGGAACTATTTCAGTATTAAATGGTGGTAGTGGATATACAACTGTACCAGAAGTTTATACCGATGAACCAACAGGAGATAATCCTGTAAAACTCTCTTTACAAGCAGTTCTGACAAATGGAGTTGTCAGTTCAGTTAATATCCTCAATAGTGGTCAGGGATACGAAACACCACCCAGAATTGCAATTATTGATCCTACTGGTGCTCAAGTTTTACAAACCCTTGTTGACGCTGACGGTAGAGTCATTTCAGTTGAATTGTTGGATGGTGGTAGTGGATATGATGATGTACCATCTGTTTATATTGTTGATAGTGAAGAAGATGGTGGAACTGGTGCATCTGCAACTGCCAATGTTTTTAATGGAAAAATTACTGATATTAATATTACTAATTTTGGATCTGGATACTCTTCTTCCAATCCCCCAAGAGTTATCATTCAAAATCCACCAGAGGCAAGATCTTCTGTACAAATTGGATTGAATGAAGTTACTGGTTTCTCTGTCTCTAAGAAAGGGTCTGGATATACTAAAGCAAAATTTGAAGGTTGTGCAAGAGCAGTTAGTGGTATTGTTTCATATAATGAAACTGGGAATGCAGTATTTTCAAACAATACCATAGCAGCAGTTGCTAGTGAAAATACCGAAGTTAAATGTCTCGATGCTCTCTTCGTTAAGAGACTTTTGGACAAATATACCGAGCAGTTCCTTCCTGATGTTCCAGAACTTGATTATACTAAAATTGATGTAAGAAATGCAATTAAATCTGTAAAAGATTTTTATTCTACAAAAGGAACTTCATTTAGCGTTGCATATTTATTTAAATTGCTTTATGGTGAAGAAGTAACAGTTTCTTACCCAAAAGATCAAATTACCAAACCATCTGCCGCAACTTGGTCTATTGATACCGTTCTTAGAGCAACTCTTGTTAGTGGAAATCCTACAGATATTAAGGATGGTCTTTTAACTCAAGAAGAGAATATTGCAGACCCTAATATTACAGCAGCAAGTGCTCTAATTGAAAATTATATCTCAATTAAAACTTCCGATGTTGAACTATTTGAACTTGTTCTATCTGAGGAAACTATTAATGGATCATTTGTAGTTCCTTATAAAACAAAACTTGCAGAACCTCTTGATACAACCAATAGTATCATCACTGTAGACTCTACAATTGGTTGGCCAGAAAGAAATGGTGAATTTATCATTGGTGGTACGGAACTTATTCAATATAAGGAAAAATCCTTAAATCAGTTTATTGAGTGTACTCGTTCTGTAAATAACGTTGTTGAGGATTGGGATTCTGCAACCGAAGTTACTTCAAATCTTGAGGTTTATGTTAATAAAGGAACTCCGCAAGAAGTTATTTTAAATATTGTTGGTATTGTTGATGCTCAACAAACTGTTTTAACCGATACGGGATCTTATTACCTTGGAGGAGATAAACTTAGTGTATCTAAACTTGGTGGTAGTTCTCAAAAACCAGAATTGCAAACTTGGTTGTATAATGTCAAAAAACTTTTAACTGTTGATAGTATTACTTTTGGTGGTGTTGATAATCAATTTGCAACAGTTACTTGTGCAAATTCTCATGGTCTCTTGGTTGGAGATCAAGTTACCATCTATGGTGCGAATCCTATTGTTTATAATGGAACTTTCTTAGTAACATCTAGAGATAGTTCAACGGTATTTCAGTATCAACTCCCACAAACAGCAGAAATTGTACCTCAGGGAAACATTCTTGTATCTGTTGATTTGAATAAAGGTAAGTCTGATAATAGTGCTGTTTTGAATTCTATTGGACCATACACAACCAATATTCAAAATTCTTTCTTCAATACTGACTATGTGTATGTTGCATCCACAGGTATTCCAAATTATAAAATTGGTCCATTTCCAGGATCGGCACTTTTACCTGGAAATCAACGTAAGTTAAATAGATTTCCATTAAATCCTTCAACTATTTCAATTAAGGATATTATTAATCCAGGTCCAATTGGAACTTGGATTAACGGTACATCTGTTTGGTCTTACAAATCTAGTATCAAAAAAACTTTTGGTCCTATTACTTCAATTGGTATTACTAATGCTGGTGCTGACTATGATGCAGCATCCCCACCAAATATCAGTATTTCTGGTGGTAGTGGAACAGGAGCAGCTGCTTCTGTAGTAGTTAATGGATCTATTACAGAAATTTCTGTAGATACTGGTGGTAGTGGATTCACTTCATCTCCATTGATCTCAATTGTTGGTGGTGGCGGATCTGGTGCATCAGCAACTGCTATTGTCACTAAAGGAATTGTTTCTAGTATCCTAGTGAATAATGGTGGTACTGGATATACATCTAAACCAAATATTACTGTTGTTGGTGGCGGTGGCACAGGTGCTACAGCAACTGCCTCGGTTCGTGGTCCTATTCAATCGATTTCAGTTACAAACGGTGGTGATTCTTACATATCTAAACCCGATGTCATTTTAAGTTCTGGTACTGGTGCTGTTGCCCAACCAATTGTTAATAATGGTAGAATTATTTCTGTTGCTATCATTTCTGCTGGTTTTGGATATACAACCGCTCCCGAAGTAACTATTCAGGGAGATGGTTTTGGTGCAATCGCCCGCGCAACAATTGATGTTGATGGTGAAAATGCGGGTAGAGTAACTAATATTGAAATTATCAATCGTGGTATCAACTATACTCAAGGAACAACATTAATTAATCTTACATCTGCAGGTTCTGGAGCAACTTTTGAACCGCAAGTATTTGAATGGAATTATAATTTACAAGAAACTACAACTGTTGATTCTGCAAAAGGTTCGGTATTTTCTGGATTTAATAGTCAGTATGGTGGAGAATATGCTCATATATCAAATCCTCAAAGATTGAGATATATTCTTGGGGATAATTTATTTGAAAGTGTAACAGGTTTAATTTTAGAACGAGATAATCAACTAGATCATTCTCCTATTATTGGTTGGGCATTTGATGGAAATCCAATTTATGGTCCTTATGGTTATTCGGATCCTACGGATCAATCATCAAATATTACTCGCCTTAATACTTCATATAGACTTAAAAATAATTTAGTTTATAATCAAGTCTCAAATCCAACTCCAGTGAGACAGTCTGGTCCATTGCTTTCTGATGAAGCGGCTGGTAAATTTGTTGAAGATTATGAATATTCTTTTGGATTAGGTGATCTTGATCAATATAATGGTCGTTTCTGTAAAACTCCAGACTTTCCTGAAGGTAGCTATTGCTATTTTACTACAATTGATACTACTGAAAACGGAAATCCAGTATTCCCTTATGTTCTTGGTCCTAGTTTTAATTCTATTGTAGATTCTTGGAATATCAATAAAGATGCAATTCAACAGAACATTCCTACAGGTGTTGTAAGATATCGTGATCCTTATGAGAATGTTGACATTGATGTTGAACGTGCACCAAATGCCTCTACAAATGCACTAACTCTTGAAAATGGTGATATTCTATTATTTGACATTGAAGATGAAAATAGAGATGGTATTATCAGTCAAGATGAAACTGATGATCCAGATCAAATATTTGAAGAATCTCCATTGCAATTATTTGATTATTTCCCATCGGTAAGATTTGATTCCAAAGTTGATATTGAAGTTGAGACAACTACTAAATTTGAAGATGCTTCTGTTAGTGGATTTATTATTGAAGATGCTGGAACAAGTTATCAGGTTAATGATATTCTAACTTTTGATAATGCAAACACTGATGGAATCGGTGTATCTGCAAGAGTTTCTAAAATTACAGGTGAAACTATCAGTGCATACGGTTTTGAAACTTCAGGTGACGATTTTACTGGTAAAATTACTACAAGCACACCTCATAATATTGTTTCTGGAGATACGGTGTATGTCTCTTATAATCCGATTATGGACGAGACAAACAAACAGTTTTTTGTTAGGCAATTTAAAGGTATTGAAGAAATTGTCATTAATCAATCTGGTTCTGGATATGATTCTGAAATTCCAACAACAGTTATTATTGATGGAGATGGAGAATCTGCAGAACTTAGTGCTGTCGTAAATCCTACAGGATCAATTACCAATGTTAATATTGTAAATTCTGGAGTCGGATACACTACTGACCCTAGAGTTATTTTAAGTCATCCACAAATCTTTAAAAAAGCAAGTTATTACGTATCTTTGATTACTAGTCAAAATTATGTAAAAGTTAATGATGTTATTGTTAATGATGAAAAGGATGTTTTCTTTTGTGGTAAAACTCTTGATACTAATGGAAATGAAGTTGCATTCCTATCTAAATTTTCAGAACTTGGTGTTAAGGAGTGGGAAGAAACTCTAGAGAGTCAAGATGGTGAAACATATACTGAATTTGTTAAACTTGATGTGAGTGGAGATGATATTTGGGTAGTTGGTCAAAATAAACCAAATTCAGCAATCCTTACTGCTTATAATCCTGATATTATCTTAGCAAAATATACTCAATCGATTGATGGATTGAGTGCAACCTTGAATTTTCAGAAAGGATATTCTGGTATCTCAGGTTCTACTAGATCTGACAATATTACAACTATTAAAAAATATTCAGATTCTCGTTATATTATTGGAGGATTTACTAATACCAATTCTGCCAATCCACAAGATGCTTTTATCGCATCAGTTGATCCTGCAGGATCATTTGCTGCTAAAAGGAAAATTGCATCTGCTTCTGGATCAGAAAAAATTACTGATTTGATTATTTTGGACGATGCAGTTTATTTTACTATGGAAACTGCAACAACTGATGGTAATGCAGATAGTAAAGTTGCTTTTGGTAAGGTTCTCATCGGAACTTCTGTAATTACAGTTGAATGGATTAAAGAAATTAATAATACTGCATATTCTTTTAGAGATACTAGTTTAGCAGTTGATGAATTTGATGAATTTTATATTACTGCTACTTTAGCACTTAAGAGTGACAATAATACAAAGGATAGTTTCTGGATTGGAAAACTCGATACTTCTGGAGATTTACTTTGGAATTACAGATATACTGTTCCTTCTGGTAATTCTATTGAACTCGCATCTAGATCCACGATTGATATTTTTGGTGATTTAAATCTTGCTTATACCAGAACCGATAGTACAACAGGATATAAAACAATTGACACCGCTAAAATTGGATATGATGGTAAACTAAAGAAGCATACAAATACAGAATTCAACAAGAACAATATTGAAGGTATTACGGTAAATGCAATAACATCAGATAATTCTGGAGACACATATGCATTTGGTCAAACTTCTTGGAATAGAAATGAAGTTGTTTGTGAATTTGCTTCTGATGCTACTGATAAAACTGATCATTATACATTAGAAACACTCAGTGCTACCGATTCTGTTAAGTATGAAGGTGGATATGCTAAAATCTTTGGTTTTGATCCCACAGGTTCTAATTCTGCCTGGGTTAATGGTGCAATCAAGGTTCCTGGAAATGTCCTTGAAGAAAAACTTGGTGATGATTGGACAATTGAGTTCATGCTCCATAAGGACGCTACAAACTCTCAAACACTCTCTCAGACTCAGCAGACATTAGTTGCAATTGGAGACGCTACAGACGCTACTGGTGGTCTCTGGATGTATTATGACATCTCTAGTGGAAGATTAGAGTTGGTTGTTACTAACAATTCTACTACCATCAATTCTGCTGGTGGCGCTCTTCAGTCTACAGAAACTACACTGTATGCTGATGATAGTTGGCAATTTATTGGACTCAAGAAGTCTGGTAATACCTTTACTGGATATGTTAATGGTACACAAATCATTAATGGTGTTATTGCCAATACCGATCTTGAAGACAAGAATTTATATATTGGTAATATTCCTGGTAAAAATGGAACGACAGGCGAGTTCCGTTCTAATGAGCAAGGTCAATTCTATATGGATAACCTTGTAATCAAGAATAGAGCAATTACACCAGATGTTCCTTCTGATGTTACTACCATCCCACCTGTTGCATCTTATGCTTTAGGATTCACTTGGGCTGATACTGCATGGTTTACAAGTCATACAAATCGTTATGATTATATTGATTATGTTGGTTTTGGTATTAAAGTAGATAAAGAATCTGATTCTGAAAGACTAGGTGACCAAGGTGTTCAAACAAATACAAATATTGGATTTGTTAGAACTGAAATTGCACTAGTAACTGGAGTATCTTTAACCAATACTAATCTTGGTTATTCGTTAGGTGGGACAGGGTTACAGGCACTTGATTTTGAAGATGCCACAACTATCATGATTTCAAATCCATCTGATGTTACATTGGTTTACAGTAGTGATATCTGGAGTGCTAGAACTGCAACTGTACCTTCTCCTGGTTCTAGGAAACTTTCAATTTCTGCGAAAGTTAAAAATCGTTTTTACATGAAGACAACTTCTACTTCTAAAATTGATAACGTTCAAGAACTTACACTCAACCAGAAATTCAATATTACGATTGGATCAAAATTAGTATTGAATAATGATTCTGGAAGTTTCATTAACAGTGGATATGTTCTTCGTGTTGATAATACTACTAATAAAGTTTATCTTGCTGTTAATAATAATGCCTGGTCTAATGATTTGAATACTGGTTTGTTATCCACAACCAGATTTGATGAACAGAGTACTTATGGTATTACTGGTCCTGTTGTTGCAGATGTAAATGAGATTTCTGAATATTATTTCTCAAACATTGTTAATACAACTCCTGGAACCTTTGATATTGATTTGAATGATTGGAACTTAAATAGAACTGCAAATACTGGAAGTGGAGACTTAGATACTTTTGCTAAGTTTAAACCCTTTGCAGAAGATGTGTATAGTGTCAGAATTGATGAGATTTCTGGATCTTCTTCCTTTATTACTGGATCTGTTGTTAGTATTACTGCATCCGACATTTCGTTTAATGCTGCTAAAACAACAGCACAGATTACTAATTTGACAGGAGTTACTAAGATTACTCTTGTTGCAAATCTAGATAAAGTCTTACAAGTAACATCCCTTGCTAATACTGATGAGGTATATGTAATTACTGGAAGTAGACATTATCTATCTCTTGGTGATAACATTTATGTTGATGGAAACCCAAGTCAAACTGTTAATTCTACTGTATATGATGAGTATGATGGATCGTTCACTGTTAATACAGTTGTAAGTAATAGAGAATTTACTTATAAGTTGGATGCTGTTGCGTTGACAGCGCCAGCAACCATTCCTGCAAATGTTAATATTTTTGCCAAATCACCTGTCTTAAAGATGTATTATGGGCACCAATATCGTTTTGACTTAAGTCATTCCTCGATGGTCGGTGCAAATCTTTCTTTCTCTAAGGATAATCTGTATAAACTTGAATATTCTTTCAACTCTATTGAAAGAATCGGAACTCCTGGAGTTACAGGAGAGGGTCAAACCGCACCAACAATTAAGTTGAAGGTTGACAAAGATGTTGTTACTAATATTTCATATTATTTTGATCCATCTAGAACTGGGGATGATTCTCCTATTAATCCAAATAGTTATTTGGATATTGTTGATTCTCCATATGTCGGAACATTTACTGTTAGTGAAGTTGATGGTGCAACTATTACATCAGGTGCAACAATCTTCAAATTCCCTCTAATTAATGAACCAGAAGGTTCTGCAAATACTTCTAGAGCATCTTATACTACAAGTTCTGTTAAAGCAGTTGGTTCAATTGGTGATATTAGATTAATTAACTCGGGTGGATTCTATTCTAAGTTACCAGTTGTAACTGGGATTCTTTCCTCTAGAAAAATTGAAAGAGTTCAGATTAATGAACCAGGAACTGAATATTCTGTTGGTACATATAACAGTGTTCCTATCAGCGGCGATGGTGAGGGTGGTTTGGTTACTGTTGTAGTTGCTAATGGAACTAATGATGACGGAGATGTCATTCCTGGTCAAATTCAACAAGTTGTAATTACATCTCCTGGAAAGGGATACACTACAGCAACTATTGATGTTGAGTCGATTAGCGGAATTTTAGGAGCAGGATTGACTGGATCTGGTGCTGATATTGAGGTTGTGATTCCTCCATTTGGAACTGGTGCAGTAGTATTTGCTAAAGGTACTAATGTTGGTAAAATTAAAAAATTAAAAAATAATAATTTTGGTTATGATTATCCACATGATTATACATTACGTCCAGAAATTACATTCCCAATTAATGCTCAATTAACCTCTACTAGTATTTTGGATAGTATAACTGTTACTGATCCTGGTTCTGGATATTCTCAGGCACCTGCAGTCGTTATTACTGGTGGTGGTGGTTCTGGTGCAATTGCTGAGGCAGAAATTAGAAACGGAAGAATCAATCAAATCGCTATAAAAGATCCTGGGGCTGGTTATTCTTCTGCACCAACAGTTTCTTTGAGATCTTCCTTTAACTATGTTGTAAACCTTGATCTTGGTCTGCTCCAGTTTGCATTCCCCCATGGAATCACAAATGGTTCTGAAATTACTCTCAATGTAGTTGATACTGGAGAAGGAGTAGAATTCCCTCTTGCCTCTGGTGCTGTTGGTAGATTGAACGCTTCTACAACATATTACGCTATTTCTGGTACAGCAAACTCTCTTGAGAATGATCAATTAAAACTTGCTATCACACCAGCAAATGCAGAATTGGGTGATTCTATTGCATTTGCTAATGCTGGAACTGGAAGGCAGCAAGCATTAACAGAATCTTTTGGAGCATCTGCTACGGCAAACGTAATTACCTCCACTTTCTTGGAAGGAGAACTTGTATATCAAGGTGATACTCTAGAGAATGCGACTGCTACTGGATATGTTTCTACAAATGAAGGTTGGCAAGTTGGACCAAGAGTTCTTAAAATTGTTGACTATACAGGATCTTTCGCTCAAAATCAAAGTGTTACTGGTAGTATTTCAAAGTCTTCTGGTGTAATTAGTGATTTGAAGATTGCTAAAGGTGTTTTGGAAGTTGGACCGATTACCAAGACATCAGGTCAATTTATTGACGATGTTGGAAAACCATCTGAAATTATTCAAAAAATTCAAGACTCTTACTATTACCAAGATTTCTCCTACGCTGTTAAGTCTTCTGTATCTATTGGTGATTGGAAAGATATTCTTATTAAAAATGTACACCCAGCATCATTTAAAGTGTTTGGTGAACTTAATTTAGAAGAATATGGTCGCACTGCCAATAAAGAGATTGATTTTCAACTTACCAAGTCGGTCGAACTTGCTAGAGATGCAACAGTCCCCAATATTCAAAGTTTTGCTCTTGCAGAACCTATCTATAGTGAGTTTAATAATACAGAGGTCCTTTTCCGCCAAAAACGTCTTACTTCATCAGAAAATATTCTGACCTCTGTTGTACAAAGACTTGATGATATTTCAAATCTTTTTGATGGTGAAAGGACTCAATTCCCTATCACTGTTAATAGTGCTAATGTGATTGCAAATGCAGATCAAATGTTGGTTGTTCTTAATGGTGTTGCACAAACTCCAAATACCTCTTTTGAAGTGCAGGGAGATTCAATTATATTTGCTGAACCACCCCAACCTCCCGCAAGTGTTAAGTATGTTAATGTTGGTATTCAACTAGTTGCAACTAAAACTCTTAGGTTCCCTCCTAATAGTGGTATTTTCCCGAATATTGGAAATGTATTAACTGGAATTGCTTCTACAGCAAGACTAACTGTAACTTCTGTTGCTGGTAATACTATTACTGGTTTTGTTACGCAAGGAACATTTATTCTTAACGAGCAATGCTTTGTTAGTGCTACTGGATTCTCTGGAGCACTATTAGAGGTTACAGATGTTACTAACAATGGTTTGTTTGAATTTAATGAGAACATTACAAATCTTACTGGTAACACTGCACTTGTTGAAAGTATCAACTTAGAAACGGGTCAAGAGACTCCTATTGCAGAACTTCGTTATAGTATTGGTGCTGCATCAACAAATATTGAAGTTGTCTCTCCTAATTCATCAACAGATACTCCTGTAACTGAAGGCACGTTTACTATTGGTGAAAACTATCAAATTGCTTCTGAAATTTTCAGAGTCGATTCTATTTCAAATGGAACTGAGTCAACTATACTTGTAGTAACCAGAGGGCAACTTGGAACTACAACAATTTCGCATCAAGAAGATACTCCATTATATTCTACTGAAATTGAAGTAACTAATGCGTTAACTCTCAGTAAAACAACAGGTACATATCAGTCTACACCTGGTCTTTTTAATATTCAAACTGATGATACTATTATTGGTGCTAGATCTGGTGTTGTTGCTAGAATTACACAAACAAGTGCATATCAAGATCCAGTAACATTAGAGTTTATTGAGCAAGTCAATATTTCTTCTGGTTCATCTTTCTTTGGTCTTCTCTTTAACAGATTGACTTCAGTCACATATCCAAATGTTATTATTGATGATATTTCACAATCTCAAGTAAGCATTGTTGATTTTGACGATAATCTTACTGCGTTTGATTCTAAATTCCCTGCCAATGAGTCAATTAGTAATAATATTTTAACTTATGACAACCCAAGTGGTGATCTTGTTGACAATGAGTTTATTCGTAATTATAAAATCCGTTATGGTAGCAATAGTGGTGAGTTTATTGTAGGTGAGAACTTTAAGATTAAGAAACTTACACTTACCAATGAGACTGGTAATGGATTCTTTACTCAGGGTCAAATTATCAGAACCAGAGATACTAAGGCAGAAATTATTGGATATAGTCAAGCAAGAAATACAATTTATCTTGGTAAGATCGGTAGATCTCAATCTACGGGTCAGGATTATCATACTGCCACATTTGTTGCTGGTGCTCAACTAAACACATATCATAAAAAGTTTGGTTCTAGTTCCTTAGCACTTTCTAAAGGCGCTTCTACCCATCTCTTTGCCAGTGGGGTTACTAATGCAATTGTTGCTGGTGGTGGTGCTACAGGATCATTTACTGCTGCTACAGGCACTACATATGACCCATTTAGTGGTGATATGGTAATTGAAATTGGTACTCATACTTTGACGACCAGTAACACAGTTACCATTGCTGATAGTGGCGTTAGTTTTACATGTGATTCTGATAACAATACCAATACTTATGATTATCCCAGAGCAAGTGATCCTGCATCTGGATCTACACTTAACATTACTGCAGTAACTTCTACCACAATTACTGTAGATGTTGGTGTAGTTCCTGTTGACGAATATCTAACTATCCCAACTTCTACCGAGTTTGGATTTGCTTCAGGAGACTTTACTGTTGAAACTTGGATTAAACTGAACAGTGTTGCTGCTGGTAGTAAGACTATTTTTGATATGAGATCTGCTGCAACTGAACTTGCTCCTTATCTGTATGTCGATGGTGCAAATATTAAGTATTACAATAATGGTTCTGTAACTATTACGGGCGCAACAACTCTTGTAGTTGATACCTGGTATCATGTTGCTATTTCTAGAAGTGGTACTGACACTAAGTTGTTCTTAAATGGCACTCAAGAGGGTAGCACATATACAGATTCTAGCAACTACGGTTCAACAAAACCAATTAGAATTGGTGCTGACTATGCAGGTTCTGCTGTTACTCCTGGATATTTTGACGACTTTAGAGTTTCTACTAATGCTCGCTACACAGCAGACTTCACCGCTCCCACAGGCATGTTCCAAGGTGATGCAAATACCAAACTCCTCTTCCACTTTGATGGTGCAAATAATCAAACATATACTCAAGATTGGTCTGGTGGAGAATCCTTTACTGATGGTGAAGAATTCAATAATGATGCTATTGCAGAGACTTGGAAAGTAGGTTCTTCTAATCTTCCTTCTGGATTTGCAAATAGAACTCACAGATACTACGATGCCGCAACATCTGTGCAGCAAAACATTGAACTTCTTTCTGAAGAAGGCAACTATGCTGCAATTCAAGCATCTCCATTCCAGTTTGATGCATTACAGTCTCCAACAACATTAACACCAGCAACAATTTCTGCTTCTTCTTACTTTGGTAGTGCTGTTGCAGTTTCTAATGATGGATCTACCGATAGAATGGTAGTTGGTTCTGAAAGATATAATAGTTACAGAGGTAGAGCATATGTCTATGATCTGAACGGCGGAAATGAAGTTGTCCTTAATGCTTCTGATGCTGCTGTTGATGATTACTTTGGTGCTTCTGTTGCTGTCAATGGAAATAAGATTGTAGTTGGTGCTCCTTACAATGATGATGGTGGTGATGGTTCAGGTTGCATCTATACTTACAACCTTGATGGCACAGGCGAAAATAAAATTGTTGCTTCCGATGATGCGGGATCAGATAACTTCGGTATTTCTGTTGCAATGACAGACACTTACATCTTTGTTGGTGCTTCTGGAGTATCTACTGGTCAAGGTGCTGTTTATCGTTTCGATCTAGACGGCACTAATCAAGTTAAGATTCAAGCTAGTGATGGTGCTACTGGAGATGACTTTGGATATAGTATCGGGGTTGGTAGCAGTCGTCTTATAGTCGGTGCTAGGTATGAAGATACCGAAGGAAGTCAATCTGGTGCAGCATACGTTTATAACTTAGACGGAACTAATGAAGTTAAGATTACTGAAACTGATGTGGATGCTGGTGATAACTTTGGTGCAGCAGTTGCAGTTGGTGAAAATAAAGTTGTTATTGGTTGTTCTTTATATGATGGTGATGCAAGCAATGTATCTAACCAAGGTGCAGTTTTTGTCTATGACTTAGATGGAACTAATAAAATTAAAATTCAAGCATCCGATCTTGGACAATTAGATCAGTTTGGTCAGTCAGTTGCTGTTGGTGAAGGAAAGATTTTTGTATCTTCTCCTTATTGGGATGCTGGTGGTATTCAAAATACTGGTCAAATTTATGCATATAACCTTGATGGTACTAATGAACAGAAATTGGTTATGCCATCTGCTATTGCTTTTGACAATATTGGTTATGATGCATTAGCGGTTGGTTCTGATAGGATTATAGTTGGTGCTCAGTTTGCTGATCCTAATGGTCAAAGTTCTGCTGGTGCTGCATATTTCTGGAAATATACACAAGAACTTACATCTGTCGACTTTACTGGCACATACAGAACAATTCTCCAAGAATTGGTTCAAGATATGCGTAATGGTAGTAATAGTCATGTCTGGGATGTGTCTGCTGCTCTCGTAGATAGAACTGGATCTAGTGTTAGTGGTATTGTTGGATATACAACAGTTGATGATAATCAATTATTGACTGGTTTCCAAACAATTCAAGGTCATATGAGTTCTATCGTAAACTATGTGCCTATTACTATTGCGGGTAGTCATGGATTGACTCAATTCACTGATGCAACAGTCACGGATTCTTCTTATGGTACACTCGCTGAATTGACTGCCGCAGCAGGAACAACTTATAATGCATCGACTGGTGATATGGTTATTACCTCTAACTCTCATGGACTGACGACTAGTAGTCTGATTAGAATCAAACCTGAGTCCTTAAGATTTACTTGCACTAGTGATAATAACGAATGTGTTCTTGCTCACCCCCGTAAGAGTGATACTACTGCATATAACAGGGTTCTCAAGGTTACTGCGGCGGATACAAATACATTCACTGTTAATGTCGGGGCATCTCCTGTTGGTCAACAATATACACACACTTTTGCTAGTGCTGATACAAATGGTATTGTTGTTCTTGGATATACCACATCAGATTGTGCGGACGTTGTATCCACAGTCAACAACCTTTTAGATATCACTGAAGACACTATTAGTGAAGCAATTGGCACGACTTCTAACGCTGCTAATGGTGACCACCTTGCTACAATTACTAAGGTTACTCCTGCAGTTGAATTTGTTGGTGCCGCAGTAGATGCGTTCTTTGAGAATGAATTTGCTGGAACATATCATGATGGAACCGACGATTTTGTCTATACAAATCAGATTGGAACCGATGCCCGATATCGATTCCGTGATGCAGCAAACTTAATTCGTGCTAATAGTTCTGTAATTGTAGACAAAGCATCTGCTGATATGCTTTCAAGATATCCAGATCTTGCTAATGAAATGCCAAGAAATGTTAGTGGCAGTGATGCTGGCACTGAGCGTTGTAAGACTGATTTAGCAATCATTGTTGGACAACTTGCTAAGGATATTGAATTTGGTGGTAATAGCAATACAGTTACTGCTTCTAAATTCTACCTTAATAGTGTTAATGAAATTCAACATATCAGACTTCAGGTATGGCAATCTGCTTATGCCCATGAAAGATTGGGTTACTATATTAAGCAAGCGATCAATGGTGATCTTGATTATACTAATACTGATAATATTATTACTAGTGATTGGGGGATTACTAATGATGCAGGACAATGTGCGAATGTTGCATCTGCTGTTGATACTTTAATTACTACTATCAATGATCTTATAGCTCCAACAGGAAATGATTTCAATATTGCTGCAGATAGATTATATTTCAATAGAAAGTATATTGCAGAAGAAATTGTAGGTCGTAATAATGCTGGTCAAAATGGATTACTTGGTGCAGAACTAAGATATACCATTAATAGTGGTACTTTTACTGCAATCACTTATGATCGTCCCGAATTTACCACTTACATTAAAGACTTTATCGTTGCAATGATTTCCGATCTTCAAACAGGTGGTGATAATAGTACTATCGCCCAAATCCAGAAGTTCTTATCTTCCGATCTTAAGATTTCAGATGATATTGATACTAAGTTGTTTGCATTCTTCTATACTCATGAGCAGATTAAGATGCTTTCTGAGAAAGCAATTCAGAATCTTTTGTATACTGCAGGATCTTCCGTAAGTGGTGATCAATATGCTGCAGTACATACAAATGACTCTGCATACAGAGATGCTGAATCTCCAACTGACATTACTGCAGTATCTTGCAGAATGAGAAAACTGGTTGATATTGGTCTAGACACCATTATGCCTGGTGATGTTGAAGCGCGTGGTGCAGTTAAGAATATTCTTTATAATGAGAACTACTATAAAGCAGAAATTGCGTCTACGGTAAACTCTCAGTTTGGATCTGGTTCTTGGATATATGATTCCTTTGTTACGGATATTATCAATAATATTCAATATGATATATTCACTACAGATACAGGTAATACTAGAACTGCATATACAGTAACTCTTGAAACTTATAGTGGAACTTTTGTTGCTGGCAACACTATCACAGATGGTACAAATACTGCAGAAATTTTGTATGTTTCTGAACCCGTTCTGATCATTGGTGCTGTAACTGGAACAGTTTATTCCGCAGGTGCTTCTCTTTCATCTAACGGTGCTACTGGTACTATTGTTAGTGGAGGAATTACTACAGCACACGAATGGTATGAAAATATCAGTAATATTAAGACCATTGAAAGTGCCACTACAATTTCTTCTTTGATTGAAGGTTCTGTAGTCAATACCAATCTTTGGACTCTGCCTGAGCAGTTTGACCAAAACTGGACTACAACTTTAAGCACAGTCACTGCAAATGCAGGTACATCTCCAGACTCAACAAACACTTCAGATAAAGTTGCTGTAACTGAAACCACGGGTGAGCATTATATTGAGAGAACTTATGCTTTATCATCCTTTGATACTCTTGATAGCACATCTACTAAATTTGATAACGATACAGAAACATTTGACACTGGTGCTACTAATGCTACACAGACGTTTACATCATCTATGTTTGTTAAGGCATCGGAATATAATAATGTTCAATTCTCAGTTATCTTAGATGGAGGAACTGTCAATGCTAAATTCAAGGTTGATCTGAATACTGGTACATTAGGATCATTGTTTGTTCAACCAGGCATAACAGTTTCTGATCATGGAGCAATCCCATTTGGTGATGGTTGGTTTAGAGTGTATATTACTGCTGAATTTGGTTTTGGTTTCACTACTCTCAAAAACAAACTTAATGTTCTTCAGAATACCACACAAGTTGATAATTATGCTGTTCCTTCTGGTGGTGCTGGTGGTGTATTTGCCTGGGGTGCTAAACTTACAAATCAAGCATTAGCAACATATGTTGCTGTCAGTGGTCAAGAATTTTATGCTAATGCAGAATTCAATATTAAGAAATTTGCTCTCGATCTCATGCAAGATCAATTTGGTCTTGCATTGAGCAATCTGTTACCAAGTCCTTCCACAAATGCATCATTCTATAAATTTTATGATGCTGCTGCTGCCTCAAATTATAATACAGATACAATTAATGCATTTATTAGAGTTAGTATTGATGTCATCAGAGAGCAGTTAAAATCTAGTCTCTATTATACTACTATTACTGAAAATAATGGATTGACAATCCCCGTCAAAACATATGGCGATCGTGATATTCCTGTTGGTATTAGTGGTCAAATTATTGGATCTGACTACTTCTATTCTAGTGATAGAGATTTGTATGCAGAAATTCAAACTGTAACTGAGAATGAAGCAGAAATCGCTAAAGTTTATAAGAGATTTAGGATTGATGGTGATATCACAGATGGTCCTTATACCATGAATGAAACTGTTCAGAAACAGGGAGATGCTTCTGTTACTGGTGTAGTTTACGGATTCTCTTCGGACGCGAACTTTAAGTATCTTGATGTTGCTGTAACTGGTGGAACCTGGGCAATTTTGGATACTATTGAAGGTGCTACAAATACAACAACTGCACAAATTAGTGCTATTGAAGATCGCTTACATCTTATCAATATCAGAGGGTCTTTCGGTCCCAATATTCCTTTCAAGGGATATACAAGTGGTGAAACTGCGGATCCAGTTTTATTCACTCTCAACCAAGCAGCAGTAACAAATAATACTGGTGGTAAGTTGACAGTTGATACTGAAACTCTTTTAGGTTCTTTAGAAGTCAACTCTGTTCTATATCCAGAGTCTTCTAGAGAATATTTGGAAGTCTCTAAGTATAGTGGTCTTGATATTGAGGTGGGCGATCAGATTGCATCTATTGGTTACACTCGTTTAACTGTTAGTGTTGCTGCAAGTCTCAATATATTCACTGTTGGTAATAGATTATATCAAGTCTCTGGTGGTGCTCAGAACACAGCAGTTTATGGTGTAATCACTGAAGTTGATCTTAATAATAACTATATTTACTATGTCCCAGTTCAAGGAACATTTAGTAGTAGTCAATCAATCGGTGATTATGGTTTGAGTGGAGTTGTACAACAGGGATCTGCAACTATCAGTAATGTCACTGTTGTTGATGGTGGTGCTTCTGGCAGAGTTCAAGATGTTCGTGAATCTGGTTTAAATAAGAGATTGTATCTTACTGATATCTCAGGAACATTTAGTGGGAGAGATGGTATTAGAGGTTCTGATAATTATCGTGCTGCAGTTATTTCTAGGGAAATTCTTAAGGGACGAGTAAAACGTTTCTTCAAAGGATTTGATGGAGTTCAAACCACATTTGATCTTACGATTGGTAATGGTACGCAGTATCTCCCAGATCCTGCAGGACACATGCTCATCTTCATTAATGGTGTTCTTCAACCTCCTGGTAGTGGTAACTCTTATAACGCATTCTCAGATAAAATTCAATTTACCGAACCACCCGATTTAGGATCTTCTTTCACAGGATTCTATATTGGTAAATTAAGACAACTTGATGATATTTCTTTTGAATTTGACTCTTTACGCCAATCCTTCAACCTTAAGCGTGATGATATTTTCTACTCCCTTACGCTTACGGACGGTGTTCAGTCTAGTGTTATTAGACCCGAAAATAATATTATTGTTTCTGTTAATGGTGTTCTTCAAGAACCTGGTGTTGGTTTTGAGATTGTTGGTTCTAGAATCATTTTCTCTGAAATTCCTCGTTTTGGATCTACATTTGTAGCATTCTCTTATGTTGGTTCTGAAGCAGACGTTGATGCTGATGTTGTTGTACCGCCAGTTGAAGTGGGAGACTTTATTGATATTGAAGGTGAGATAAGTGATCGTGAAGTTGCTGTTATTGAATCTTCCAACTCCTTAATCACATTCGATTATCTCGGATCTGTATTTGGTCAAAATGCTGATGCTGCTGCAATTTTAACTAATGGATATATTGAGAAAGTTAACGTCACCGCTGGTGGATCTGGATATACATCTAGACCTGTTGTAAGACTTGATTCAATTTCTGGATTTGATGGTCAAGTTAAAGCTCTTGTGGGTGTTGCTGGCGTCACTGTTTTAAATAGTGGATCTGGTTATTCAAATCCATCTGTAGATATTGAAACTTCCGTTCCTGATGATTGGACTGCTCCAGACCTTTCCTTATATGGTGCTGAAGTAATTGACCCTGAAGTAATCTCATAAATAACTAAAAATTGTAGCGAGTAATGGCTAAACAATCCCTAAACATTGGTACTGTTGCCAATGACAATACAGGTGATACTCTAAGGAGTGGCGGTGATAAAATTAATGATAATTTTGATGAACTATACACCGCCATTGGTAATGGAGCCACTTTAGGTATTTCAGTATCAAATCCAGCAGTGGGTCAGGTTCTGACATACAACGGGAGTAGTTTTTCTCCCTCAAATTTTAATGCACTTACCTCAGCACTAGATGTTTCTGGTAATTCTATTATTTCCTCATCTGATGGAGACGTTACCATTGTTCCAAATGGGACAGGTGATTTTAGAGTTACTGCTGGAAGTCAGACAACAATTTTTGATGGTGCTACAGGAAATGTTTCTGTAGGTTCGACTATTTCATATAAAAATGAATATACTGCATTAGGTAATGCTCCTAGTGCCGCATCTACACCTGGTTACTTTTTTACCGTTGATGGTGACGATAACCCATATGTAAATATGAATATCACTTCTGGTGGTATTGGTGATAGTAGAGTAAAACTTCTTACTGAGTATTCAGGGATTGATACTCTGTCTGATGTTGATATTACAACAACCGCTCCTACTACCAATCAAGTATTGAAGTGGAATGGAACTAATTTTGTTCCTGCTGATGATGTAGCTGGTGCTGGACAATCAAATACTTTTGCAACTATTTCTTCAGATTCTGGTAGTACTACCGCAAATACTGTATCGGATACATTAACAATTGCTGGTGGTACTAATATTACTACAGCAGTTGTTGGTGATACTATAACTGTAAACTTTAATGGAACTCTTACTACAACACTATCAGCATTAACTGATACTGATGTTTCTGGAATTACTCAGGGAGATTCCTTATATTGGAATGGAACTAATTGGGTTGTTACTAGAAGTCCAATCACCTGGTGGGAACTTGGTGCTGATGGAGCAAGTCATTTTACAATTAATGGTCCAGGTTTTTCTGCTGCTACAAATGATCCGACACTCTATGTAATGCGAGGTATGACTTATGCATTTGACAATAGTTCAAATGGCGGGTCACATCCATTCAGAATCCAACAATCTCAGGGACTTTCTGGAACTGCTTATACTACAGGTCAAAGTGGTAGTGGAACAAATGTCTTGTATTGGACAGTTCCAATGGATGCTCCAAATACTCTATATTATCAATGCACCATTCATGCACTTATGAATGGCACTATTAACGTTATCGTCTGATATAAATGGCTAGAACTGTTCCTGGATCTGGTGCTGTCATCGAACCAATCTTTGATGAGATTTTCGGTGTCCGTGCGATAAAAGTAATAAATGGTGGATCGGGATATGATCCTGCAGATCCACCTAGACTTACTGTACAAGGTTGTGGTACTCCTGATCAAGAGTCTTTACTATATCCAATTATTGATAGTGCATCAGGAAGAATAACTCATGTACGAGTTCTTGAAAGGGGTAGAGGTTATGATCCTCTACGCTTACAATTTTTTCCTGAGCAAGAAACACCGAATGTAATTTCATCTTTTAATATAAACAGAATTTGGCAACCTCATCCAAATTCATCCACTATTGGAACATTTACTGTCGATACGGATAGACTCCGTATTCAATCTGATAATCACCCTAAACCTACTTGGTCACAATCTGAGGCAATACCTGGTGGTGGACCTCTTATTGATAGAAATTTTGATCAAACATTTGTATATCGTGGTGGTAAAGATGTTCCAAATCCAGGAACTAGATCGGAACAAACTAATAAAGTAACTGGTATCCTTGCTAATGGAGGTCTGCTCCACACTCCAGAGTGGGGTACTGATGGGGGATCTCCTACTAACTTTGCTATCGATTCTGTAAAGTATGATTACGTAAAGAGTAATGATGTATATGACACAGTAACTGAATCTAACGTTCAATATTATCAGTCTAGCAAAACCCTCGATCAGTTTGCTCTGGAGAATGGTGTATTTGATTGGGGGAAATTAAAACAATTCACTTGGAACATTAAAGTAGAGTATGGCAATATCATGCTCCCTATTAATAATATTGATGAATCTCTTGGCGATATTGAAATCGGTAGAATTGTAGATGAAATTTCTGGAATTGCCAGGGGTGAGATTGCTAAAATCGTTAGAGACTCTAATAATTTAATTACAGCAATCTATTTAAGAGATGTATCTAGTGGTTCTGCATTTGAAGATGGTGATAGATGTCTTGGATCTAATGGATTTACATTTACAATTAATTCATCACCAATTTCCTTGAATGTTTATTATATTGATTTTGGAACCGATGCTGAAAAGTTTGGAGCCTTTACTCCAGGTCAGTATTATTTGGCACCCGAAAATATTAAGGTAAAACAAAATTATTTAATTAAATTCAATCAGTCCGACTCATCTAATTCTCAAGGTGTAGGACATCCAATACAGTTCAGCACAACTGCTGATGGAATTCATAATAGTTCACCTGGAACTTTATATTATCAGAGTACAGGTGTTTCTTCTGCTCCTGCAGCAGACTATGAAAATGAGTTGCAACCGATATTAATAATGAATTCGGATGAATCTAATAGAATCTATTACTTCTGTAAGCATCATCCCAATATGTCGGGTCATGATGATCATGAAGGTTATATTACCATCGATACTGATACTAGTGCTGAAACTATAATCAATAACTACTATGCTGAAGATTTTTATCAATCAGATTCGGAAAATCCTAACACTATTGACAAGTCTAGACATGTAGATGGGCACTCTAAGATTCTTGGTATGTCCTTTGATGGATATCCCATTTATGGTCCTTATGGATATAATTCCAGTGGAAATGCTGCTAGGGAAGTTTCATCTTTCCGACTCAGAACCACTGCAGAACTTCCTGGTGCAAGACCTCAGGTAAATACCGTTTCGACAGTTACTTATGCAGTAACAGTTTCTAATGGTGAATTTTTATTTGATGGATCTAGACCAAATTTCTTGTCCCTTGAGAGGGGTAAAACATATATTTTTAGTCAAAATGATTCCTCTAATGATGCACAGTTTTTATTAATTAGTGAAACTGATGATGGTTGGCACAGTGTTGGTGATCCACCAGCAATTGGACAGACTTCATTCTTGTATACATTGGGCGTTGAATATTATATTGATGGATCTGCAGTTTCTACATTTGCAGAATATGTTAGTGCCTTTAATGGTGCAACTACAAGAGAAACTAGAATTACTGTTCCTGTTACAGCACCAAATACATTATATGTTTTTGCTTATACTAGTTCTAATCTAGGTCTTAGAACTGTTCAAGTTGGTTATGTTTTGGGGGATTTGATACAAGATCATATTTACGATTCTTCAGTTGGAACTTTGGATGAGTTCAATGGTAAGTTCGGTGTAACACCCGAATATCCTAATGGAACATATGCATACTTTATGACTGAAGATAGCAGTGGAAATCCTGTATATCCATATACTATTGGTCCTAAAATGTATGGGAGTCCTTTATTTGAGGGAAATGTAGTTCCTGATATTGTCGATGTTTTTCCTGACGGTGCGGCAGGTAATATTGTATTGACTGATACAGGAGAAGTTTCTTATATTAAAATGATCAGAAATGGTGATAACTATTTTGGACCTACAAAGGCTAGAATATTAGGTGGTGAAGGATCTGGTGCAACAGGTTCTTCTACGGTTCAAACTGTTACTGGACTGACATTACTTAATNCTGGTAGAAGTTATGCTTCTGCCCCAACAGTTATTTTTGAAGGTGGCGGTGGACAAGACGCTCAAGGATCTGCAAANATTGATACTACNGGAAAGGTAACTTCTATTAGTATTGCAAATAGTGGAGAGTTTTATCAAGAANCACCATTCATTNTAATTTCTGGTGGTGGTGGTNTTGGCGCAAAAGCAGTAGCAACTATTGATCAGGGACAAATCACATCAATTACTGTTACTGAAGAAGGAGAAGGTTATACGTCACCTCCAAATATTATCTTTACAAGATTAGTTAATCTCAAACGAAAAGCTGGTGCTCGTCAAGCAAATAATGCAACAAGCATTTATATCAGTGGATTAACTAAGACTATTACTCCTTCTGACACAGAAATTTTTGTAAAATCTACAAGTTCTTTTCCTGGATCTGGAGAGTTTATTGTTGGGTATGAAACTATTTCATATACCGCAAAAACTGATAAGAAGTTTAGTGGTCTTACCCGTGGTGTGAACTTTAATTACGATCAGAGAATTATTCTTGATACAAGTCAGGACAATCGAGTTGGTGTGTCAACATATAAATTTAATGTTGGTGATAGATTAATTCGTAGGGTTGAGAGTTCAACAAATAAAATTGCAAAAGTTTATGATTGGAATCCAGAAACTAGAGAACTCTTAGTAGTTTTTGAAATTGATGAATTGGCATTTATTGATGGTGGCATCGCAGCAACTGAAGACGCCACAGTTCAATTTGACGCTGGTGTTGCAAATAGCAGCACATCAGCAGACATTACACCAAACCCATTACTAGTTAC